GACGTGGCGTATGGGTGGGGCATTGCCGTAGACAGTGCAGGAAACGTATATGTCGCTCACAATGTGAGCAGCGGAAAAACCGTACGAAAGTTGGATTCAGCAGGAAACGAAATCTGGTCGAAGACGGACGTGGCGTATGGGCAGGGCATCGCCGTAGACAGTGTAGGAAACGTATATGTCACTCATTTTGTGAGCAGCAGCGAAAAAGCCGTACGGAAGCTGGACCCGAACGGAAACGAGATCTGGTCGAAGACGGACGTGGCGAGAGGGCAGGGCATCGCCGTAGACAGTGTAGGAAACGTATATGTCACTCACGATGTGAGCAGCGGCGAAAAAGCCGTACGAAAGCTGGATGGGAACAGATATTTTCAAATAGTGGGGTGATATCATGATATTTGTAGGAAATTTTATACAAGATGAAAAAGGAAAAGGGTTAAGGATTGGCTTTGTGCATTATAGGCCCTTTGACGAAACGGTAGGGATGAATCTACCCGAAGAAACAATACGCCAAATGGGAGCTTTAGTCGATGAAATCCCCGAACCAGAGCAAAGAGAAGGCAAAATCCCAGTGATGTATTACAATCCTGAAACGAACACTGTTTATTATGAATATGAGGACAAGCCATTGTCGCTCGAGGAGGAAATTAAATATCTCAAGGAATTGAATGCAGAGTTGATATATCAATTAATGATGAAAGGAGCGTTGTAAATGGATTGGTTCAAGACAATCAAATGGTTTTACGACAGCCAATTGTGGACAAAAGAACAAGTTGCAGATGCAGTGCAGTACGGGAAAATTACAGCGGAACAGTATCAGAAAATCACGAGTGAGGAATATAACGAAATAGAAAGCACCAATTAAGGTGTATTTTTTATTGCCTTTTTTTGAGGACTTACCTTTTAAGGTAGGTCCTCTATTAATTGTTTTTTAGAAAGGCGGTTGGTTTATTATGAGTGAAGAGTTCAACAACAAAGAAATCATAAAAATGATGATGGACTTTAAATCAGACATTAAAGGTCTGCAAGCTGAAATTCAGGAAACAAAAAACTTGCTGAGGAATTACAATGGTTTGCGTGAAAAAATGATGTCCTTTGAAATTGAGCTGGCAACTTTCAAAAAGGAAATTTTGACTCTCAATGAATGCAAAAAAGAGCAAAAATCCGACTGGAGATGGGTTGCTGGTTGGATTGTTGCTGTCGGAAGCCTGACCGTATCAATTATTGCTAATTTCTTCAAATAAAGGGGGATGAGCACATTGGTACCGTACATAGTCGACCACATACCCAAAACAACACCTTACAACCGTCGCCCCGGATATTCCATGACGCCGGAATATATCACAATACATTCTACCGGCAATCCGACCAGCACGGCAAGGAACGAACGAGCGTGGTTAACTAACCCGAATAACAATGTCACGGCCAGCTGGCATATTGTAGTGGACGAAAAAGAGGCAATTGAAGCCATACCTCTAAACGAGGTCGCATGGCATGCCGGGGACGGGGGGAACGGGACGGGAAACAGAAAAAGCATTGGTATTGAAATATGCGAAAGCGGAGACAGGCAAAAGACTTTGCAGAATGCTGCGGAACTGGTTGCAAAGCTGCTGAAAGAGCGCGGCTGGGGAGTGGACAAGCTCCGTAGGCACTATGACTGGAGTGGTAAAATATGCCCTCGGATTTTCCATGATAACGGCAAGTGGACAGGGTGGAAACAGTTTAAGGAAGCTGTTCAAAAGGAACTTTTCGGAGGTGATAACATGACACAGGATAAAAATCAGCCTTCCGACTGGGCAAAGGAAGCGTGGGAATGGGCAAAGCAGCAAGGTCTATTGGATGGTACAAGACCAAAAGACAATCTTACCAGGCAAGAATTAGCGGTTGTATTAAAAAGGTTGGCTGAGAAAAAATGAAATTTTCAAAGGTAATCGTATCATTATGCTAATACAAAAGTAATTATTGCCGAAAGAGCGGCACAGGAAGCGGAGAACAAACTAAAACGGTATGAAGAATTTTTCAGAACATTCAGAGGGTTCTTGGGAGGTGTGTGAAATGAACGATTTTTTCACTCCTGAATTCCTGGCCACATTCGCTGGGCTAACAACCGCAGTTGCTCTTATCGTGCAGTTTACGAAGTCTATAGTAAAACGTCAATTTGGCGATGCAAGCGTGAGAATATATGCATTTGTGATAGCACTAATATTGACGTTCATATTCGCACCGGCAGGATGGGGAGTACAGGGAATAGTGCTCACAATTATAAACGCAATATTGGTTACATTAGCCGCAGTAGGAGGGTATGAGATTATAGCGGATCCCAAAGCGACAAAGCAGTTCCCCGAGGGGCAGTGATGCCCCTCTTTTTTTGTCTCTGGAATGTTTGATACTGTGTTTTATGCACAATCTGCTTACATAAAGCATATATTGTATGCATGTACCTTACCTACCACTATATGTAGTGTGTTGATTTTGGAAATATAAAATGGGATAATAAAAAGGGGAAGAATGGAAAAGGGGGATAAAAGTTGGAGAGAACAAAAGAATTAATTTGTTATTTTCTGGCTAATTCGCTACATCCTTTAAACAAAACAGAAATAGTGAAAATGTTATATTTATTCGAATATTATCATGTTCAAACTTTTGGAGAGCAGTATGCTGAGTTAACATTTATTAGGTATAATTATGGGCCTTACGCGCAGGCTATTGAGATAGCTCTTGATGATTTAATGAACGATGGTTTAATCAAGAGAGAGATTGTTGAATATACAGACAGATGTATATATTTGCATACACTTTGTGATACTGGGAAAACCTACACGGATTTATTGAATGAGGAAAAGAAATTAATAGCTGATAGAGTTATTGGAGAATTGTCTAATAAAAACTACGATGATATGATCAAACACGTATATTCTACACCCCCGATGAGAAGAATTTTAATTAAGGAAGAAAGGTGCGGTTTTACGTTGGTCGGGGAGGTGTTAAACATGAAAGAAAGTAAACCGCTTAGAAAGTTCAGTAAGGCAAAAATAGAAGAAGCAAGGAAAAGACTTGATAAATCATCTCGAGGTTCAGATGAAGAATATTATGCACACCTGTTAGCAGTAAATGAAGAACTTAAGATATTAAGAAGGAGGGCCAATAGTTGTATTCTGAAGTAAAACCTCTTTCTAGAGAAGAGCTAATAGACGAAAGGTGTTTTGAAATTGGAGAGATATACTATATAAACGATTCGTTGATAAACATTCCTAACGTAGATAGACTAAAAGATGGTTCACGAAAGATACATGAGGGGAGAATGGTTGTAATTGTTCATCATAACGAACAAAACTACAATAAATTTTGTCCAGTAGTTGCAGTTACACCTTTATCAAGTCGTGTAGATTTGAAAAGGCCATTTGATTTAATATTAAAGAAAGATGATGTAGATGGTAATTTAAGATATGACAGCATAATACAACTCCAATTAATTCAACCCGTGTTGAAAGTAGATTTAGAAAGGTGTATAGGCAGATTGAAAGAATATAAAATTGAAGAATTGATTGCAATGCAACTCGAAATGATTGGAATAGAGTAATAAACGAAAAAAAGAGCGGCAACCCCACCCGAGCGGTTAGCCGCTCTTTTTTGCAAACATTTTGCTAACGTAGCAAACCAAAAATGATGTGAAAAGGTAAAAAAGAATAACAATATTAACACTGAAAAACGTTGATTTTTCGGCATTTTTACGAAATGGGTATAAATGACTGATAGAGGGTAAAAATACTTTTATGGGTTTCCTAAACCGCAGGTCAGGGGTTCGAATCCCTTTGGGCACACCAGAAAAGCCGTTAACCATTCAGGTTGATGGCTTTTCTAATTTTTAACTCTAATTTTTAACGGCCTTTGCTAATAATGCTTCCGGACGGAATGTAGGAACAACGACTTATCAGATAATAAGGGAGAACAATGTTATCTGAATTGTGGATCGGTATTGAATGTTTTCGGAAAACAATGGGTTTGACAATGAGCATTTTATTGGTTATAATTTTATTCGCAATGTTTGGTAGTTGTTTTGCTTTATACCTGTTTTATTAATCGGAGGATTGGACGCAAGTTGGAATTTGAAGCAGGGTCACATCATTGGTTTATGAGAGAGGCCCTGAAAGAGGCCTACAAGGCATATGGCAAGAACGAGACGCCCATAGGGGCGGTGATGGTTAAGGATGGTTCAATAATTGCCAGGGGACATAATCAAAAGGAACTTACGAATGACCCCACCAATCATGCTGAGATGGCTGTAATCAGGGAAGCATGTGCAAAACTCGGCACGTGGAGACTTAACGACTGTGATTTGTATGTTACATTGGAGCCTTGCACAATGTGTGCCGGTGCAATTATTCAGGCCCGGGTTGGAAGGCTTTTTATAGGCTCTCTTGATCCTAAAGCAGGAGCGGCCGGTTCGGTAATAGATGTGCTGAAGGTTGATGCTTTTAACCATAGGGTTGAAGTGACATATGGAATATTGCAGGAAGAATGT